ATACTGTGAATAGTATTGATTACTTAGGCGTAGAATTTAGCGTGGAGATAATTACATAATGTACGAAGTAGTAAACGGAATTACAGTTAAAGACAAGTTCTTTGATAAAGGAGAAGTTGTTGGCAAAAAAGATATTCCACAAAAAAGTATTTCTTGGTTAGTTGAACAAGGAGAGCTTGTTAAAATTACAAAAAACTATAAAGAAAAAGCATTACACGAAGTTGCTATGGATATGGCAAAGGAAGAAGAATAATGGACAAAGAATTTAAGTCAATAGACTTTGCTTTAGATAACGAAGCAGAAGGTAAAGTTGAAGCAGTTTTTTCTGTATTCAATAATGTAGATTCAGACGGAGATGTAGTTTTACCAAACTCTCTAAAATCATTTAAAGGTTTAGAAGGCGAAGTACCAATGGTTTGGTCTCACAAGTGGGAGAATCCTATTGGTAAAGGTCGCATTGTTCAAGATAACGACAAAGCAACATTCAAAGGCGAGTTCATAATGTCATCAGAGAGTGGCAAAGAAGCCTATGAGATTGTAAAAGCTATGGGAGATTTGCAACAATGGTCATTCGGATTCCAAGTTGATGACGCAGAACAAGGAACATTCCAAAAAGACGGACAATCACAAGAAGTAAGGTACATTAAATCTGCTACTGTGTTTGAAGTCTCTCCTGTTCTAGTTGGTGCAAATCAATCAACTTACACAGTTGCAGTTAAAGAACAAAAAGAAAAAGATGTAAAAGATGTTGAATCAGGTCTTAGATTCACAGATGAAGCTGATAATGTGCTTATCACAATTAACAACTTCATTGATAGAGCAAAAGAACTTACTTCTTTGCGTATAAAAAAAGGCAAATCATTGTCAAAGTCTGCTCAAGATTCACTTATGCAGATTCAAGACCGAATCCAAGAAGTCTATAACGATTTAGACTCCATACTTGGATTAGGAGAAGAAGAAGCAGAGCAACCTAAAGATGATATTGACGCACTTTGGCTAAATACACAAGAAGTCTTGGCAAGAAGTCAAGGCATAATTAATGAAGGAGAAAATAGTCAATGAGTAAAATCAATGAACTAAATCAACAACTCCACGCATTAAGAGAGACTCAATTTGAAGCTATCAAAGAGATGAAGGACACCTTTGAAGGTGGCTCAGAAATTTCTGTTGAGAAAAAACAAGCTATTGAAGATAGAAATATCGAAATTGAGAAACTTAATGAAAAAGTTAATGAATTAAATGCTCTTAATATTGAAGAAGCAAGACTAGAAGAAGCATTAGAAAAAGGCAAAGAAGTAAAATCTATGCCAATCCACGAAGAAAAAGGACAAGAAGCACCAAAGTCTCTTGGACAACAATTTATGGATTCTTCTGCTTACAAAGGTTTTATGGACAATGGACAGAAAAATGTTAATTCTGAACTTAAGTGGAATCCAAAAGTTGAATTAAAAACAACTTTAACAGAATCAGGTTATCCACCTGCTGTAACAAGGTCAGACTTAGTAGTACCTACTGCTACACTTGACCCACTACAAATACCTGACTTAATTGATACAATCACAACTGACAACTATCAATACAAGTATTTGGAAGAAACAACATTCACAAACAACTCAGGTGCAACTGCTGAAGGCTCAGCTTTAGGCGAAAACGCACTTGCTTTTACAGAGAGAACAGAGAACATTCGTAAGATTGGCTCATTCTTACCTGTAACTGAAGAATTGTTAGCTGATGTTTCAGCAGTACAAGGATATCTTGACTCAAGATTACAAACAATGGTTAGACTTGCAGTTTCAAGTCAAATTATGGAAGGTAACGGTACTGCACCAAACTTAACAGGTATCTTAAATGCTTCAGGAATCAATACTTTTGATTACTCAGCATTCTCAGGTAACCTAAAGAGAATTGGTCAAGTATTTGAAGCTATTACTGAAATTCAAAAAGATAGCTTCTTACAACCTGACGCTATTGTTATGCACCCTTCAGATTGGTATCAACTCGTTACAGAAGTCAATGCAGTTACAACAAGTGGTAGCTTAAACCCACTATTTGTTGGTGCAGGAAACTTCGGTGGTGGTGTTGCACCTACACTTTGGGGATTACCTGTAGTAGCTTCAACTGAAATTGCTAGTGGTACTGCATTAGTTGGTGTATTCGGTGGTGGACAAGCTATCCATATTGTCGCAAGACAAGGTATGGAAGTTGCTATGTCTGATTCACACGACGCTAACTTCACAAAAGATATTGTTGTTATGAAGGCAACTGTTAGAATGGGTCTCCCAATCTACAGAGCAACTGCATTCTGTTCAATAACAAACTTCTAAGAAATTAGATTATGGCTTTGATGTCCCATTCGTCTTATGAGAGTGGGACATCTAGCAAAAAGGATATTATGAAACTAAAAAAAGATATATGGATTAATGAAGAAGGATTCTGTGCTGAATCTGAAGGTGGATTACCTAAAGGTTGGCGTAAAGGCAAACTCGTAGCAAAAAAAGATTGGGAGATGTCTGAATCAGAATACAAAGCTCTTAAATTCGTAGAAAAAAAAGCAAAACAACCAAAAGAAAATAAAGCAAAGTAGGTCTTAAATGGCAGGTCAGTATATTGATAAAGCTGATTTAAAGGCATACATTGGCTTATCAGGAACGGCACAAGATGACAATATTGATAATGCCATTGACTCAGCTTGTAGATTAATAGATAAAATTTGTGGTAGAAGATTCTATCAAGATAGCGTAGTTAATGCTAAAACTTTTACACCAAACAATAGTTTATATTTAGAGACACCTGATATTTCTACAACAACAGGTCTTATAGTGAAGTTAGATGATAATGATGACGGAACTTATGAAAAAACTTTAACAATTAATACTGACTTCATTGTTGAGCCAACTAATCCTAGAATAAATAGAATCATAGACGGCACAACTCACTACGAGCCTTACAATAAAATTACAATACTTGATACAAGAAGCTCAGAGAGATTTGACCCAACAATAAAAAGTAATGTCCAAGTAACTGCTAAATGGGGTTGGACTCAAATTCCTTCAGATATAATTACTGCAACTCTTATTCAATCACTTCGTTACTTCAAAAGAAAAGACACTCCATTCAATACTTATGGAGATGTTAATACAGGAGTTCACGAGCTATTTGCAAAGATTGACCCTGATGTTCAAACACTACTTAGAGGACACAAAAAGACCACTTTAAGTGGTGTAATTCTATAATTTTTTTAAATTTTTTCTAAAAGCCTATAAACATTGAGCTTTTTTTTATATATTTCTTGTTAAATACTTGCATATAATCGTAGATTATGGTGTAATTAAGTATGAATGAAACAAACAAATTAGAAGGAGTCAAAATGACACAGGAAAAAAACCTTAAAAATGTTAAAGTTGTAAAACATTGGGAAACAGGAGAGAGACACTACGAAGATTGTGGAGAAATCGACATTAATTTCTACGGTGCTTGTAACTGCACAAAAAGAGCTAAGGAATTTGCAGGTTGGAAAATTACAGATTTAGCAAGTTGTACTATGGAAGCAACAGGAATCTATGACAAAAGATTAATGGCTAGAACAAACTTAAAATACGAAGGTGTATTACTACATTGTTCACAACATTGTGCAGATACTTGGAAGTCAGACAAAAAGTATAATTAATATCTACTAAACTCAAAGAAGCCACCTACACAGGTGGCTTTTTTGTTAGTATGTCTTTATGGCAACTAATAGAAACTTCCAATTTGAAGGAATGACTCAGATAAAAAGAAAACTTACTAATGCAGGTTTTACTTTAATTCCTTTGCGTCATCTTATGAATGAACACGCAGAAGTAATTACAAAAGAAGCTAAGAAGGTTGCACCAAAAGATACAGGTGCATTAGCAAACTCTATTGACTATAAACAAATCGCTATGGTTGGTAGATTACCTAAGAAGATTCAGATTGAAGCTACTGCACCACACTCAGAGTTTGTACACGGAAGATTTAAAAGATTACCTAGTGGATATAAACCACCACCACCTAAGAGAAGGAAAAATTGGGGTAATGCTAATTGGAGAACTAGACCACATTATCCACCAATAAGACCAATAGAAGAATGGGCTACTAAACGAGACTTGAATACTTATGGTGTGGTAGAATCAATCAACGAGAGAGGAACTCCCTTAGTTCCATTCTTATTATTAGCCGAGAAGAATACGAGAAAAAAGAGACGCAAGATTACTCAAAAGGTTTCAGCAGAAATCTCTTTGGCTTGGAAATTAAAAAGATAAGTGTAATATAAGGAGTAATATGCCGAAACACAGTTACGGTGGCAATAGGTCATCAAGAAGAAAAAGAAGTGGTGGCAGAAGGAATAAATAATGGCGTTTATACACGGAAAAGAAACAAAAGTTTATATTGACTCAAGTGATTTGAGTTCTTATTTGAATACTGCTGACCCAACTAGAACTGCTGATGTTGGAGAAACAACAACATTTGGTAATGATAATAAAACATATATTGCAGGAGAAAAGGACGCAACAGTTTCATTTGGTGGCTTCTTTGATTCAACTGCTGACAATATAATTCAAGGTTTAGTCGGAACAAACGACAAGGTTGCTCTCATTGGCTATGACGGTGTGGACGCAACAGATAAATGTATGTTTGGCAAAGGTGTAACAACTAATTATGGAATATCAAGTCCTGTTGGAGATGTTGTTGCAGTAACCTTTGACTTACAAGCAAGTGGTTTCTTTAGTGGTAGCGTACTTGAAAACGATACAGTAACGGCTTCAGGTAACGGAACTGCTAGAGACAATGGAAGCTCTACTGCCAATGGTGGTGGTGCTTTTATAATAGCGACATCAGTATCAGGAACTACACCAAGTTTAACTGCTAAGATTACACACTCAGCAGATGATGTAACTTATGCTGATTTAGTAACATTTACTGCTTTGACTTCAGAAGGTGCAGAAGTTAAAGAAGTTGCAA